TCAAACAGTTGCGAAGCAAGTTGCTTACAAACTGTCTGAAATGAAGCGCGACATGGAAAAAATGTTGTTGGACAACGTAGCAGCGTCAGCGGGTGCATCAGGCACAGCGCGTCAAACTGCGGGTCTAGGTGCATTTTTGACAACAAACACTTCATTCGGCACTGGCGGTTCTGCGGGTACAACATCAGGTTCTGGTGAAGCTGGTTATCCAGATGCAGCAGCTACAGATGGTACACAACGTGCAATCACAGAAGACATCCTAAAAGACGTTATCGCGTCATGCTGGGATGAGGGTGCAGAGCCATCAGTTGTTCTATGTGGATCGTTCAACAAGCAAACTATTTCTGGTTTCACAGGTAACGCGACACGTTACAAAGAAGCAGAAGACAGTAAGCTAAATGCTGCGATTGACGTTTATATCAGCGATTTCGGTGAGCTTCAAATTGTTCCAGCGAGGCATGTCAGAGCGCGTGATGTATTCGTGCTTGATCCAAACTATGCAGCGGTTGCATTCTTGCAAACAGCGAAGCAAGAGCCTCTTGCAAAAACTGGTTTGTCAGAGCGCCGTTTGATTTCTGCGGAATATGGCCTACAGGTCACTTCACAGAAAGCACATGGTTTCGTAGCAGACTGTACAACATCATAATAGATTGGGGGCTACGGCCCCCTTTCTCCTAGAGGTGGCAGTATGAAAAAAATCAAGATTACAACAGACAGAACTTGGGTAGGCGGCAAGAAAGCTGAAAAGGGCCAAACTTACGAGGTCACAGCAGAGGAAGCTGATATTCTCGTTACTAACGGGTTTGGTGAAGAAATTAAAAAGGCAGCACCAAAACGAGCGCGTGATGCCAAAGGAAAGCTAAAAGCTGATGACCCTTCTACGCCAGATGTAAACGAAGCGTGGGAAGGCGGGAAAGCACCTAAGAAACGCGGAAGGCCAAAGAAGAATGTCTGACACTATTCTAAACACTGAATGGCACACAGAAGATGACAAGGTTGTTGTAAAGCGTAGCCAAGATATTCAAAGCATTCTGGACTTTAACAAAGAGCGTAATATTGACGGTCACAACCGTAAGTCTGATATGCGTTTGGCTGGTTCAATACCTTTTGTAGTTGCTGAAATGTGGTCGCGGGAATGCGGAGCCAAAATCGGGTCGCAAGAGTTTGCAGAATATGTTAAAAAGAAGTTGATGAGTGGCGAATTTAGCAAGTTAATTGCAAATGGTTATTGAGGATCAACACATGGCGAACGAGAATTGGCATTTGTCCAAGACTATTCCTATTTCTTTTTTAGTTGGCATTGTGGCGCAAACATTTATTTTGGGTTGGCTTATTGCTGATGCGCAGAACACGATTGAGATGAACACCAATAACATTATGCGCAATACAAAAGATGTAGAAGTCTTAGAAAATCGTATTAATGACCACGCTGTTATGCTTGGTCGTATTGACGAAAACCTCAAATATCTGCGCGAATATATAGAGCAGAAGTGATGCTATGGATCCCGTTAGCTGCGTAGCATTGGCGTCAGGCGCGTACAAAACGCTTAAGGCAGCTATTTCCACGGGGAAGGATATCCAAGAAATGGGCAACACGATTGCAACGTGGGGCCAAGCCTTTTCCGATTTTAATAGATTAGAGGAGCGTCAGAAAAACCCGCCTTGGTGGGAAAAGACGTTTAAGGGTTCTGATGAAGAAACCGCTATCTTGATTTGGAATCAGAAGCGTAAAATGGAGATGATGCGAAAAGAAATTAAGGATCATATTTCTTTCGTATATGGGCCATCCGCATGGGATGAGGTTCTTAGAATAGAAGCGGAGCAGCGGCGTATTCGCAAAGAGGCTGCATACAAAAAACAAGAGTTCATAGATAATTGCATAAATTGGGCTGTGGGTCTGACCGCATTTGCTGTTGGCGGGGTGATCTTAGCGGCAGCTATTTATATTGTTGGTAAAGCAAGGGGGCGTTGGTGATGATTTACGTTCTTGTCTTTATACAATATATTCCATCTGCTGAGTTAAAATATTATCAGATCGGCCCAACACACGCGACATACGAGGAATGCGAACAAGAGCGCAGAAAGGCGAGAGAGGGTTTGGTTGTTCACAACAGCCAGACTGTGGTTTGCCTTGAAGTTAGTGGAAAATAAACTGGGTCAGTGGGTTGTTTTGACGGATGATAATAAAGTGGTTATCATCACCACGCATAAGCGGATAGCCGAAAGGTATTTCAATGAACAAGGAAAACTACGATCTAAACGGAAACGGAAAGATTGATCCTGATGAGCGCGAGATTATGTTGGAAGATCGTCGCAGGCGTATGGAAGATCAAGACGCTAAGAGAGACACGCAGAGGCGGCTTACAGTAGCCTGCACGGCTGGAATGCTTGTTTACCCTCTGGTGATTGTTTTGGCAGTCTGGGTTGGCTTAGATCGGGCCGCAGAGCTAATTACTGACATAGCAAGCGTTTATGTGATTGGTGCAAGCGGTGTTGTCGCGGCATACTTTGGCTTCAACGCAATGGAAGCTAATGTGTCGCGGAAAGAAAATGTAGATGTCAGGTGAGCAGTTATTAACGCACGTTGTTGTGAAACTGCTAGAGATTATTCTAGGCGTTGAGATGACGCTGTATGGGAGTGTGATGGTATGATGCAAGCACTGATAGGCCCATTGACTGAGTTAGCTGGTGGATGGCTAAAGGGCAAAGCTGATGCACAAGCGGCAGCGGCTAATCTGAAACTGGTAGAGGCAGAGGCCAAAGCTACCATTATGAAATCCGCAGCCACATCAGAAGCTGAATGGGAAAAGCTGATGGCCCAAGGGTCACAGAATAGCTGGAAAGACGAATGGCTAACTATCTTATTCAGTATCCCACTTATTCTAGCGTTCTTACCTTTTGAGTGGGCTGATCAAGCAGTAACGAATGGATTTGCTGCATTGGAGCGGATGCCGAGTTGGTACAGTTATACCTTGGGCGTAATCGTGGCTGCATCGTTTGGTGTGCGGTCAGCAACTAAGTTTTTCGGGGGTAAAAAGTAATGGCTAGAGGTGATGCACTAAAGATGCTGCAAAAGACTTGTGGCGTAACACCAGATGGAGCGTTTGGGCCTAACACTGCCCGTGCTATCGCAGAGCATTACGGATTGAATGCAAACCGTGGCGCACACTTGCTTGGTCAGGCAGCGCACGAAAGCGGCAACTTTATGATTTCTGAGGAAAACCTGAATTACCGCGCAGAAACGATGTGTCGGGTATGGCCCTCACGATTTAAGTCAGAGGCAGATGCTGAACCATATGCGCGTAACCCAGAGAAGCTGGCAAACAAAGTCTATTCAGGGCGCATGGGGAACGGCTCAGAAGCGTCAGGAGATGGGTGGAAGTATGCAGGTAAGGGTTTCATTCAATTGACGGGTAAAGACAATGTACGGGCCTTTGCAGAGCATATAGGGCGTGACAGCTTGGTAGATGATCCATCGCCAATTGCAGATGAACTAGCGATGGACAGTGCGATATTCTTCTTTGAGAAAAACGGCTTGTTCAACATGGCTGATAAGGGTGTCACTGATAGTATTATCAAGAGTATTACCAAGCGTGTTAATGGTGGCTATCATGGCCTAGAAGACCGCATGGATAAGACTAAGAAGATTTATCGTTGGTTGGCCTAAGTTTAGGTTTTATTGATCTGGATAGAGTGTTGGTGCGTATACACCACATATTAACATCGCTATCCGCATAGAAATACTTATACATATCTTCATTGTCGCGGATTGCTATCTGACAAGCTTCATAGTCTGGCAAAATCAAATATGTTTCTATGTCAATCCCACGCAGTGAATATTCTATGTATAGCAACGTAAAGAATGTCATTCTTAAAAACCCATTTCAATTTGATGTTCATTAATTATGTCATTGCATTCATATCTTTTAGTTTCGCCTTTTGGATATGGTTGCGCAGTGTATTTTAAATGTTTGCGTAATTTTTTGTTACCAAAATAAATATACCGATGTTTTGGCTCTGGATGCTTTACAGGTATATCGTTTTCTTTTGCATACACTGATGGTGCGCTAATTCCGCGATTAGTCAACACTTTTGCATGAACCCATTGATTATCTATCCAATATTCTTTGTCGTGCGATTTTGCCGCGCCACAGTATAAAAAGTTAGTAGCTTGATATATGTAACCAACGTGTCCCATCGCACCATCGGCATAACTGACAACAGCCCAATCTTTTAATTTGCGCAGACTGCGCCCCACAAGAAACGAAGCAGCGTTTTTAGGTGCGCGTTCATTAATACATAATCGGTTTAACTCAATAACCTTTGTCCGATGTTCTTCACCTAAAAAACCCCTGCCGACTTGTGGAGATGGCGGCATACCATAGGTTACAACGCCTTCAAGTTTCCCTTCTATAAATAGCCCAAAGCTGAACATGCGTTGACATTTTCTTTTAGCATAGTGTTTTTCTAACAACCAAACGTCTGTTTCTTTGTTGTCAATTTTTTTAACTTCCATCTTGCACTCACTTTCTGTTTTGTTATCTTGTTTCGGTGGGCGGTTTTTTACCCAGTTTTTGTTGGTAATCCCCTGGCTTATCCCGACACCTAGCAGCCGCCCACACGATCATTCATCAGTTTCTACTTTTGGCAAATCCCAATGCCTGATTTCTTGCATGATGCGTGACTGCGAAACATCCTCAATGAATGCAATGTTTTCTATCGTAATCTGTCGCAACATCATGCGGTTAATGCGCTGGGCTATCTGAGTGGCTCTCTTAGGCCATCTATACTGTCTGTCGTTAGTGTTCACCCCTGTAGGCTGTTTAGGCTCTCTAGAGCGTTTCTGTGGCCTCTCTGGCGGTGTTTGCTGCGTAGAGTTCTTCCATCCCTCTTGTTCACGTTTAAGTTTCATCATCGCACCAATTTCTGCTTCTGTTGGGGTGCGTTTCAATGCTCGCGTCAAAGTATCGTAATAGTTCACCATCATATGTTGTATCCTTTTTTTCTCAATTCAGATGTAAACCGCCGCAGTTCTTGTTGTGCTGCGAATATTTCATTGTTGATGCTTGGTCGTGCATCTGTGCGGTATCGTTCATCTTGCAACCGATCTACCTGCTTGCGCAAGTATTTTAGTATCTGCTCATCGGCTGGGCTTAGTTTCATCACCACCATCCTTTAATTGTGCCTGCTGTCCAAGTCAGGATTACCACTGCAAAGATAATCCCAATAACTGTATCTTCCCATGTCCACTTTCCGTAGTCCATTATGCTGACCCCCAAGCTACGTCATGGAATTGCTCATCATATGCACCGCTAGTCAGCTTGTTGTAGATGCGTTCTGGCAGTTCAAAATCTTTAGTCTTGGCGCGTGGCTCTTGTAGATAAACCGTGTCCAGTTCAAAGTAGTGTTCATCGTGGTCTAACGATCCCTCAATGACAATCTCAATCTCTACGCCCTTGATGGTTATTTTTGTGAATGCGTGGTGCGGTGTGCGTCCTAGTGTAAAAAATCCCATTGGTTTGCTCCGTGTTGGTGGGGGCCGTAGCCCCCTGTTGATTAGAATGAACCCGTGCCGTTGTAGACACCCAGTTCACGTTGCGCTGAACGCCAATCATCATCACTGTCGCTAGGAAACAGTTGGTACAGATCAAACGTTGGCAAGTTTTCGCCACGCTTATTTAGTTCATCACGGTACTGATTAGCGAACACGCCGTTCATGTGCGATTTAGTGTGACCAATTGCTTGGCAACTGGTAATAAGCGCGTTGCGCATGTAAGCGTAAAGAGTTTCGGTAGTTAGTTTAGATAGATTGTCCATAGGGACACCTCACTTGTTGTTGTTTACATGTATAATATAGTATAATGCGTGATACATGTCAAGGGGGTAATAAAGGAGGAAATAGATTTTTTTTTACAATTACCTCTGTAAAGGTAATAACTGACAGCAGTTCTTACACAAAGGATCGGGCATGTACGAAATAGAACTGGAAGTATCAGGTCAACCAATTGGCAAGGGCAGGCCACGGTTTACCAAAGTAGGCCACACTTACACTCCGCAGAAAACCAAAGAGTATGAACGGCGCATTCATGCGGCTGCATGGGCAGAGATGGCAAAGCATGATATTGACCAGACACTGAGGCCAGTAGCGGTTGAGGTTATTGCTTTTATGGACATCCCAAAGTCATGGTCTAAGATAAAGCGCCTAGAGGCAGAATATGGTGCGATAAGCCCTATAACTAAGCCAGACGTAGACAACATCGCTAAGATCGCCTTAGATGGCCTCTCAGGCACTATCTTTGCTGATGACAAGCAGGTTATTAGCATGAAGGTCAAAAAGACATTCTGTCATCCTGACCGTGGGCCAGTGCTTTACATATCAGTGTCTTGGACTGACGAGGGCGCATAGGGCGCATAAGACCAATCAGGGCCGTACTTTTCACGCCATAGTTTAGGCTCTTTGTGGATCGCTATTTTCGTATCGTCCCAAAGACCTTGGTGATGCCCTTCGCAAAGCGGGATCGCAGTTTCATCAGATCGTTTTCTAGTTCCATGGCGATCATGTATAGGGTGATGGGCTGTTGTTGGTGATTGTTGGACTTCCCCAAACTTGCGACAAACACAGCAAGGGTTTTCCCGAACTTGTTGAAGATACTTTTCATTCTTCTTTGCTTTCGGTTGTTTCTGGTACGGTTTCCGTCCTGTCAGGTTCATTTCCACGCCTTAATATTGTAAACACTTCCCTTGGCACAAAGCGGCAAACCTCAATTTCTTTTTTGTTGTTTGTTCTGTTCATGCCCATGAATGTCACACGATAATCTGGCAGGCATTCAATGTTATTTACATCAACATAGCCGATTGTTTTGCAATCATACCAGTGTACCATAAAAAGCGATGGAACGCCTGTCATTTGTGTTTGTTGCTGCCCTAAGATAAGCTTTGACATCGGTATCATTATTTCTTTGAGGTTGTCGTATCGGTAATTTACAATCCTCATTTCTATAAACACGCGCGGTTTTTGGTTCTGCTTTGCTCTGGCGACAGCATCATAAATACTAAACTTGCGCTGCAATTTGCATACGCAATTCCAATGTTGAGAAACAAAGTCTGCTAATTCTTCCTCGCGCCGTTCATGTTCTTCAGTGACTTCATATTTAGTCATCCAGTACATTCTCCATCGTCTGCTTGGCAAAGATACGCTTCATCATCAAATATCCAATCACCTTGGCGGCTGACAAACTCACCCAAATCTTTAAATGTTCGGGTTGCGTGAAAGTGTGCTTGTTTTCCAATCTGCTGCGACTTCCAATCTTCTATGTCTGCCCACCATTGCATTCTGTCTGGATGCTCACGCCACATCATTGCTAAAGTTGCCTCTGACTTCAGGAAGCAGCCGTCACAATTCCCCTTTGGTGTGCTTCCGTTTGCGCCCCATAGCTTCAGATCAAACAACTGCTGCTTCCAGAACGCCATCACTGTCTGTTTGGTTGCTCCAGCATCGTTCAGTGGATACCAGTTATTCCAGCGCTTTTCTGTAGATGTCTTTACTCTGCGTTTTTCGTCTGCTCTGATGCCGATGCATTGCGTCCATTGTTTCCATCCGATGCTGACAAGGTATCGTTTGATTGTCTTAACTTTCAATTCTTGTGTGCAAAATCGTCTGTGGACGTTTGGCAAAATCTTTGGTTGCTGCAAGGCTTCTTTAAATGGTTCGCCGTTTTCTGCGGCTGTTTCCCGTGTCACAATGTTAAATCCTACCCTGCCTGTTGTTTTTGTGTATTCCAGCCAAGTGATCGGCACATTCCATCTGTCTGAACATTCTTGCACAAAATCTAATGTTTGTGGCATTTCTCTACCAGTGTTTGCAAACGTAACTTTTGCGCGATCTGGTAACCCGCCATTGGCTTCTAGTATTTGGTGCAACATATACCCAGAGGTTCTGCCGCCAGAAAAACTAATGAGTACGTTTCCATCAGGAAGTTTGTAGTGGGTCATATCCGATCCCTTCTGCCAACTTGGTCATCGCCATCTCAAAGTATTTAAAAAACTCTGATTGGTTCATTTTATCAAAACTAATGCTGTCAGGTATGTTCACCAGTTCACCGTTGAGCGCAGATAACTTGATCCGCACATATCCACAGGCAATCTTTAGTTCATCGTGTAGGTGATGCTCTGTAGGCCATTTGCCTGTATCCCTAGCCACCCTGCGCAGCGTAGACCAATATAGGTTGTGATGTGGGTTAGATCGCTTGCCTGTTTGTGACAGGTTAAACAGTGTCCCGTCTGGCAGGTCTTCCATACGTTCTGCATCATATTGAGAAACAGGTAC